CAGCTAATATTGCATCAAGCTCTTCGTCAGTCATGTCTGCCGGATTGGGGTCCATAGTGTACCTTCCTTTTATTTTACTGTCCACGCATTTGTTTGGCGGCTCGGACGACTCCGCACTTTACTTTTTTAACTGCCCTCGTTTTGGCTCTTGGCCTAAGACCGGGCGGCGCCTATAGTTTCATCATACCATTTCTAATTCCCCTGGCAAGCGGTTAGATTTGGAACGATTACAGAAAGGGTGAGCAAGTTGTAAATTAGCAACTGAATGCTCCCCTCCCTTAGATAGAGGGATGATGTGGTCAATATGGTAGTCACCATCTATAAACTCAGTACATATACCACAAAGTTTGTTCTCCCAGTTATGTAACTGCGTAAGATGAATGCGTTTTTCGGTTCGCGCCCGTACCTTTCTTGCCCGCCAAAGGAGTTTATCCATACGGCGACGCTGGCGAGCTAATTCAGGGTTCTCTTGTCTCCACTTTCTCATACTTTTTCTAGCTCGCTCACGAGTTTTATCGGAATTTGTTAAGTAATATTGCCGATAGTATTCAGCTGTATGATTACTCATAGTTCTTTCAATATTGGTAAGCCGTCTTTTTCACCGGTACAAATGATATTCGTGGCCAGGATTTGGCGCAGAGGACCGTAATCGGTATCACAGAGTAAGACACCCGGTCCTTCCATCCGCCAATTCCAGCAGTTAGCCGTTACCAACTTCTCGGAAATAGGGTGCGCCCAGGAGTCCTCGCCGTGCGCCTGGTATTCCGGCGGCTTAGCTTGTAGCGCTTCTTGGAGTTTGTCGTCGTTTATCGGCTGCTTTGGCATCTTCTACTACCTGGTTAGCGAGTTCATAGGCATCAATAATCATCTGGAGTTCCGTTATCACCCAGTCGGCAGCTAGCCAGCGCCAGCCGCGTTCCTCGTTCGGCAGGTCGCGGATATCGACACTCTGGCCGTTGCCCATCGGGATGTACTTGCGGGCGGCTGCCTGACGGGCCAGAATCGCCTCTTTAAGGGTGTCAAACTCCTTGGTTTTAGAAAAGCGGGCCATGTTGCGTTCCCGGGAAATATCCGGTGCTGGGGGAGCCGTTGCGGGCAGGTCCGTCCCGTAATTAGCGTCATTCCCGATTAATCCGTGCTGTGGTCCCATCTTCCCTCCTAGTTATCTGCTCAGTATACTACGCCGGTTTAGCGGCTGTATAGGGATTGGGATTCATCTTGGGCTGTGGGAAGTTATTGATAGCATCTGAGGCTTGGGCGACGGCTGGGTCGTTGAAGGCGTGGCCTGTCTTGGCAACGGTCAGTTGGGGTTCCTCCGGAGCGGCTTCAGGTTGAGCCGTCGGTTGGATGTTCGGCTGGAAGCCGTTAATGGCCTCGGCGGCAGCGGCGACGTGCGGGTCGTTGAACATGTGGCCGCTGGAAATGGACGTCGGGCCGGGCTTATCTATGCCGACACCGGGGTCGTTCTGCTTATCGCCACCGGGTTCGGAAGCTGGAATCTGCTGTTGCACCTCGGGCGGCGCCGGTTGGAAGCCCATGGCCTGCAGAATCTGGTTCTTGACCCACCAATCGGAGGTGTTGAGGTACAGTTTCCCAAGGTCGGCCAGTTCGTGGACCTGACCGTTCGGCATCTGGACGCTGGAGCCGCTTGGGGTCTGTTGCTGCTGTGTTTGGAGCTGACTCTGGACCTGGGCCGGTGAAGGCTTGCTGGGGTCGAAGGTGATGAACTTGCTGGCGTTCGGGATACCCGTCATCTGCTCGTAGGTATTGAGGATATCATCCCAGTGGATGTCGAAGCGCTCATCTTCTTGGAAGATGTTCTGGAAACCAGAGACGGTCTTCAGGAAATCGGTGATGGACTGCAACTGGGCCTGCTTGTTGACCTCAGCCGTCGAGTTGGGGTCAATCTTGAACCGGAACTCAATGCCACGCATCTTCGAGGGGTCGATTGTCAGGGTGCCCGTCAGGCCCTTCTCGTCAAGTTTGAACTGCTTCTTATCGAATATGTCAGTGACGTCAGCCAATCCTTGCTTGACAATCATCTCGATGTCTTGCCGGAAGAGTTGGATGGGGACATCTTCGGTGCCAATGTTGGCCACCAGGGAGAAGAAGCCTTCTGTCAGTTGCTCAATGGCGTCTTCCAGGTGGCGGCGGGCGGCGCCGTCGCGGGTCGCTTCCTTATCGGCGTAGAGGTTGATGGCTTGCGGTGTTTTGCCTTGTTCGGGGTTAAGGGCAGCGCCAGCCGAGACGCTGGCGTTCTGCGAGCCAAAGAGGGACAGCAGTGAACCAGTTAATGCGTCTTGGGCACCTTGGTAGGTGGCTAATCCGGCCGTGGAGGTCTCCAGGCGGCGGATGGAGTTCGGGATTGTCTCGAGCATGACCGACCCAGCCCGGTAGTCGAGGGTGTGTTTGAGCACTCCGTTGGCGTTCGCTACCAGTGGTGGGATGAGGTTCATCTTAATGCCCTCGAAGTAGAAGTTCGTCAGGCCGTCGCGGGCAAACTGGATAGGTTTGCTGCGCTGCAGGTCGCCAAGACCGTAGAAGGAGTCGAATAATGGTTGGCTATATAAGATAACGAAGGGTATCCGGCCGTTCTTGTGGGGGTTTTTCAGCCTGCGGACTTCAATACAGCCATGGTCAGGGGCAAATACTACCCATTCCCCATCCGGACCGGCCTCATAGCGGGTAGCCAGGCAGATACCCCGTTTTTGGGGTTGCGGGGTGCGCTCACGGACTACTTTGGTGTCACGGGTGGCGTCAGGATTCGAGGAGTTCTTGGCGACTTGTAATAAGAGTTCCAGGGCTTCGACGTCCCAGCCGCCTTCATTGGTCTTAACCTGGTCAGCATCGGTATCGCCGGACTCTGCGGTGGTCGGTTCCAGTACCTCACCGCCGTTTTGCTCGACCATTTCTTGGATAAAGCTCTCGGCGACCCAGGTCAGGGCGGTAACATACTCCATCTCGCGGATGCTAGCCCGTCCGGACTGCGGAATCAGGTTGCGAGGGTTCCAAAGCCAACAATCGGGGCCGACATAGCCGGTGTGGGAGACGTTCCAGTCGTAAAACATCGGCATGTAGCCGTAGACATCCCCGTACAGGGTCCACATATTGAGTTTTTCCCGGAAGGAGTGCTGGGCGTTGGCGTTGGGGTACACCCACTTCTGCCGCATGATATCCATGAACTGGGCTTTGCCCATATCCCCGCGGCCCATGGACTCGGTCTGCCCGTCAGGGAGCTTGGCCATGACCCGGTCGGCCCGTTCCTTGGCCAGCGTGGTGGCGTAGGAGTCGGTAATCCGGGCGTTATCGACGGAGTTAGAGACGGAGTCGTAAACCACCCCGATGAGCATGGCTTCCAGAGGGTCGAAGGTCGTAATGTACTGGCGGTGGATGTCCCAGTCGAATTCGTAATCGGATTTGTACCGGTACTGGAGGTGCGCGGGAATCTGGATATCTGTTTTGGCCATTTTTTATTTCCTATTTGACTTTCTTAATCATACTACAGAAGTCCATACTGGTTAAACTGTTTTGCCAGGGAGTTCTCAATTTTGCCCTTTTCCTCGTGCAACCCGAACTTGAAGAACAGTTCCAGGTAGCGCAAGGCGTCCATGGTATCATCATCCCGCTTCTCGGGCAGTTCACTGGGCGGTCGGTCCTGCTTTATCTCTTTGTATCGGTAATGCTGGAACTGGTATATGGTGCCCTTGCAGTGGTCGGCCACGTAATAGTTGGGCTTTGGGACTCCGATAATCTGCACCTTGGGTCGCAGCCGTTTGGCAAGCAGGGGGATTCCGGAAATGATAGAGTTTTGTTTCTTGGGGCTAGGGATAACTGGAAATCCTCGACTTTGCATGTATTCAATAAGGTCCGGACGAGCTGAATCTGCGACGATGCCTGTGAGAGGTCGGTCTCCCATCTTAACTCTAATTTCCGCGCAGAGGTCGTCAATCTGAATTCCAGTGCCGAAGATTTCGTCCCATTGGTACCAAACATCATCTCTTGTAATACGGATAAAACAGGCTGCCATAGGGTGGCCCTCGGCGAAGCCAAAGTCAAGTGCAATGTAATTTGTTCCTTCATCCGGAACCTCCTCTGCTTTAATTCTATGAATACTTTTATCGAACTGCGGGTAGACGGCACCTTGCTGGGAGAAGGGAATCAGCTCCGTCTCCTGTAGGAACGCCCCCATCTTGCCCTCAATCTCGGCTTGTTTCCGGTCGGCCTCGATAATCTCCGGCTTAATCAGGGGGTTCTCGCGCCAGGTGGCTTTGGAGTAGTACCAATCGCCGTAATCTTTCTTGTGCCCCGGTTCCAAACTCTCAAGGTAGCTCTTCTCGGCGAAATCCAACCAGTCGTTCCAGGTGTCATCGGACTTGGCGGTACCCATGAAGGTCGCCCAGCCGCCGGTTGTGTAGAGGAACTGCCGGTAGACGAAGTCCCAACCGTAGTGGTCCTGGTCCTGGAACTCGTCGAATATCATGCCGAAGGACTCGCCACCACGATGGGAATCGGCCTTGTCCGAGCCCAGCAAGGTCAGGCTGGCCGGGGGTTTCTCGTAGTCCGGAGTCAGGGTTATTGGCCCCACCCCCGGGAGATTGACCGTTCCATCGAAGTAATTGAAGGTCACCGTCAGGGTAGACTTGTTGGTGTCCCGTATCATTTCCTTGGGTATCAGGTGGATGTACTGGTTCCAGGCTACCCGTTCGGCTTGCTGGTACTCCTTAAAGACGATGTGGTGCGGGCCCTGATTCATGGACGCGCTGAACATGATTTGCTGAATCGACCACAAGGTCTTACCGGTCCGGCGGGACCAGTACAGGATAGCCCGCTTGTAGTCATCAACCAGGAGCGCCCGATGGGCCGCTGCCTGGACGGCAAACGGCTTATAACTCATTTAGCGTAGTATCCGCCCCTTGATTTCGTCAAAGGGGATTTTCTCCGGACTCTCGCTGGTAATGGCGTAGGTCTCGACTATCGTGCCGCCGACCACCATTTCCTTCTTGCCCCGGCTGGCTTCGACGGGGGAGGGGAAGAAGCAATCCAGCAGCCACTTGCGGCAGCGGATGAAGCGCATCTCGTCCAGGAACTCGCGTTCGCCCATGGTATCGACATCAATGCCCTCTTCACGGGCAATCGTCAGCGCAGCGTCCGGGTCCTCGTGGAAGATGAGCCGGGAGATGATATACCCCTGGGGATTACCTTCCTTGTCTAACTTCAGGTCGCCGGTGTCTTCGTCATATAGTTTGCGGCCCAGTTCAAGGGTGAACTTCGGCTCGCGCTGGCGGATGTTATCAATCGTGGTGTACTCGGAGATGGTCACTCCCCAGGTCAGGTCGTAGTTATCGGTGAAGGCGAAGCGCTTGAGGCGGGGTTCGGTCCGTAACCGACGTACCGGGTCCGGGTAATCGTCGCCGCGGACGGAGAACTTCTCAAAGGTGCCGACCAACTGGCCGCCGCGCAGCCCGATTTGGGGAGTTTGGGGCGCCAGACCTTGCTTCAGTTCGTTGATTTGCCTCAGCAGGTCAGCATAATCATCCTGGGAGATAGTCGTTTGCGGCTCCTCTCCGAGACCGGGGTTAAGTGTCGCTTTTTCGTTCGGTTGAGTAGAGTCTGTTTGGACCTCTTCTTGTTTGGCAGCTTTTTTGGCAGCCATTTTTGCAGCCCAAGCTTTGGCTTCGGGGCTGCCTTTCTTTGCGGGCATGGTAGTGTCCTCGTTAAGGGTTATAAGAGCTTTGTATTACGCTCGTGTTTGTCTTATGCTCATCATACAACATTGTTCGCCGGTTTCAATCCTCGAACTTGACAGTGCAAGCTATAATCATTTCCACTAGGCTTGGTTTGGGCGGCCCACAGTCATACTGCTGGTGGTATTCCAGCTCCTCACAGACGCACCGTTGCAAGATGTTCTGTGGCAGGTTGCGGAAGGCCTTCTCCAGGGGGGTCGGGAAGTCCCGTTTCGGGTGGTAGACATGGTGTCCGATGGAGCGCCGAGCCTGTCCCGAAAACTCACAGTACGCTTCGGGGTTGAGGCACGGCCCCTTCATTCCGGGACCCCGCCCGGGTGGTAGACGACGAAGTGGTGGTTAATCGGGTCGTCCCAGATGATACTTAACGTCACCTCGCCGATGAACTCCATCAGCCTGAGGTAGGCGGCTTCACTATCGACCCGAAAGCCGTCAATTTCCAAGGGCCAGATACGGTATTCAGACTCCATCGGTGAACCTCCGGTAGAAGGTTTGCCGGGCAGCCTCCGCTTGGTTGACGCGCTCGAAGGCTAATTGGAGGGCATTCTTGGATAATGCCAGTTCATCGACGACGAGAACGTACTCATTTATGGCTTCTGCTGGTATGAGCGCTAGCGTCTCGTCATTATATTGTTCGAGGTTGGTCCGGACCCAGGGATTGACGCTACTCTGCTCCGCGTCCATCGTCTTCCACCCCGTTGTAGCTCTCGCGCTCGGTGATGATACCGCCGCTCAACCCGGCATTGAGGACTTCTTTGCCGATTTGTATGACCCGGTAGATATAAGGATGGTCAAAGGTATCTTTCGGATGGACACCGTCCGGGGCAATCGAGGTGAACCGCTCGCCGTTCTTGTGGTCGTGCACTAAACTGAAGGCTTGGCTGATTTCAGGGTCCCATACCATAACGACTTCCAGCCCGTCGGTGAGACGCTCGTTGATGACCTGCAGGTGTTCGGGTATGTTTTCCATTTTGTTCTTTATATGAGGCTTCAGTTGTTAGTGTAGTCGCAAATTCCCGGACGTCAAGTCAATTCGTACCGACCCAGCATTGATGGTTCTTCTTGTCTTCCGGCCACAACCTGACGCCGCAGAATACGCAGGGCGCCTTCGGCTTCTTGGGTAATGGTTTAACCATGTGTCAGCTCCTCTATTTTGTGATACAGCTTCTCCACGAGTTCGTACTGCTCCGTGAAGCGATGCTCCAAGTTAACGTAGCGTTGGGCTAATTCGTTCTGACTCTGGACGACCCGCATGAGGGCTACCTTCAACCCTTCCTTCGTATCTGTTGTGATATCGCCATGATATAGGTCTAGGGCGTTGCGGACGATTTGAGCTTGATTCGGGAATCCCGCCAGCCATTCGTCTAAGGTGTTATCCAATGTCACTACTAAGCGTCTCATACTCTGTTATGATACCCCAATGATATCATGTAGTCAACAAGCTATTGGGTCCCATAGTCAATTAGCCATGTAGGGGTGCCCTGGATGAATACGTGGACCAAGAATTCTTTCAGAATATATATATATCTTTATATGTATCTGTTAAAGGCGTAGCAAGGCCGGGGTAGGTGCCCGGTTTTGGCTTGTTCTTGGGGATTGTCACCCCTGTTGGGAAGGTGTTAGGTCTACCCTGAGACGAGGGACAATCACACGCTGTCAAGCGGGTCGGTAACATCGGTCAGGTTGATGTTAAGCGTTACGGCTTTGGTGGTCTGCTGTATCTGTTGGACGGCCTTACCATGTACGCGGTCAATGACGTCATTCGCTGATTGCCTTGCGGTGTTAGCCCAATCAACTGCCCTCGCTCTGTCAGTCTGGTACATCTGTTCCCTACTCTGATTCATTACTTCTATCAGTACAATCTCTGCTGTTCCACTATGTTTAGCTAGTTCGGCCATGACGTTGGGTTTCGTTAGGTTGTCATGGGCGATGTTGCGGGCCGATAACTCAGTCACTGGCTTGTCTGGCTTGCCATAGCTTGCCCGCGCCGCGGCCGTTGCGCTAGCCTTCGGATTGTCTATCAAGTGCTTAACAAAGGCTTGCTGTTTACGGGTCAATGGTCGCGCCGGTTTCGGGGCGCGGTGGTCTGATGGTGGCTTGCTCATGCCCTTAGTATACCACGAAATGCCCCTACTTTTCCACAGTTTGACCCCTGTTAAGTGACGGCTCCCCATATTATCTATGCTGTTATACTTGCATATACTGTTTTGTTGTGTTAAGCTGTAAGCATGATGATTTTACTATCGTCATCGTAACTTTTTAATCTGGACAATGTGACCCCGATGGGTTTCACCGTTACGCCGATATGTTAGCTCCTTGGGGCTAGTGAGGTACGCGGTGTCAGCACCTATACGCCGAGGGCCTAAAACCAGAGATTAGCACCTTTAATTTAAGACTGTCAGGGAAGCTCCTTCCCTAAGTGGTGAAATACCACTGACTGTCAGAGTGTTGCCCCGTTTACGGATTGCGCTCCGACAGTTCACCCACCGGATACAGTGTCAGCTTCTTGCCAAGGCAAGTGCGACATGTCGTATCAAGTACCCGATACCGGCAACACCGCAATGGTATCGGCAATGCGCTAGGACTAGGGGAGTTATATCTGACAGTACGCCAATACGGACTACAGTGAACGCTAGGATACAAGCTGTTATTGTAACAGGCTAGTT